GCCTTGGGCGCGTAATAGACCATCGTGAGTGTATCGACTCCGCCGAGAGGTACAGATTCAGAAACGGTATAGTCATTGCCGGTACCGACATTTTGCCGTACACCATTTACGTAAAATATTTCTTTTTTAGGTAGGGTATGAATAAAAGGACTTGCCGTCGTATAGACAAGGTTAATTCCGTTTATAACCCCAGAAACAGGTTGCCCCGTTAATAAATCGAACGATGCGCCGGGAGGCCCTGCGGGGCCGGGATTACCCGCGGGGCCCGGAGGTCCCGCAGGTCCAACAATACTTACGCGACTAGGCGGTAATGGGGCACCAGGTGCAATGTCACACGGGTCGAATACCTCACCGCGACGTAATGAGTTTACGGTGATATCAACGAAATGTCCGTTTGCGTCTACACCCTTGTTTGTGATGCGCTGGGCTATCTGCTGAAGCAGGGGTGCGATCGGTACTTGAGACCAACGTATCCAAAATTGGACATTGAATTCTACCGACGTAGACCACTTAGTTTGATCCCGGTCGTAAGGCTGCGTGGCACTCAGCGATGGATGTGAAATATCGTAAAACCCGAAGGCGCGTTGAATTACGTCTTGGGACGCGAGAATCATGTATTGAATAACGTCGCCAAGTACAGCGCTCTCACCCTCGTCATTAGACACGCATTCAATCGAAAGGACTGCCGTGTTCAATGCTCCGAAAGCTTCTTTGTGGTCAGGTAACCGTACACCAACACGGTCACCGACCATCACTTTGCCGGGTACGGTTTGTAACCGGTTAACGTAAATCGCGGGAACTTGGTTACGGGCCTCAAGCTCTTCGTTGTAACCCGTCTCGATGAGTACGTCGCTACTCGTTAAATCAGGACGCCAGATAAGGCCCAGCCCTGCATCAACGCTAAAACGCTCACGAATGATCTCTAGAAATACGCCTTGTATAGCTAGCGGAGACCCTGCTGCAATTTTCAGCGGGTCTTGCACAAATTGTTTTGGCCGAACTAGAATGGTTTCATGGCCTGCCATATCAACCTCGTTAAGTAGCCCGGCGCATAGAGTTTAGCACAGACTGCCTAAAGAGATCGACGCCCTTGACCTGTAACCGCTGTCCTATTTGTTGCAGTAGCGGTGCTATGGGTACCTGAGACCAGTGTATCCAGAATTCAACAAAGAAACTTACTGGGGTCGACCACTTAGTTTGGTCGCGGTCGTAAGGCGTCGTTTGCCCGAGTACCGGATGATTAAAACTATACATCCCAAATTCGCGTTGAATAACATCTTGAGATGCAAGCAACGTAAACTGTACAGTATCTCCGATAATCGCGCTCTCACCTTCATCGTTACTCACACACTCTATAGAGAAATCAACGCGCATTAACGCTTTGAATTCTTCGAGATGGTCTGGTAAATGTACGCCTGCCCGGTCACCGACGCTCATTTGCGTGGGCGTTGTTTGTAGCCGCGAGACATATACGGCGGGCACTTGATTACGTGTTTCGATTTCTTCGTTGTACCCAGTTTCAATGAGAATATTTGTTAGTGTGGGATCAGAATCCCAACGCCACTCTAACCCCGCGTCCGCATTGAAACGTTCACGCAGTATCTCTAGGAAAATACCCTGTACAGCGAGCGAAGACCCTGCTGCGACCTTTAGATGGTCTTGCGCAGTTTTGGGTCTAACAACACTTGTCTCATGTCCCGCCATTTAGTACATCACAGGTACGGTCTCTCTATTGACCGTGAGTCGATACTCGATGGAGTCTTTGCTGAGCTCACTAACGACAAGCGCCTGATGCACTGTTTCGCGACGTAACTCCGTTTGTGATTGTTGCTGTACCAAGTAGCGTTGGTTAATGTGCTTTGTGACGAGCACGTCTCCAGGGTCGATATTCGGGTATTCGAGGCAAATAACTCGAATCTTTGTCGTATCCGTCCAACCTTGCGGAGACATCTGTGTATCCGAGTTTGGTGCGAGGAAGCGCATCTTTATCTGCACGGGTGATGCGAAACCGCCATCGAAGCCCACGCCGTAGCAGCTCTCGCATTTACTGGCTGTGACCTTCTTAGTTAACAAATCGAAACACTTTTTACAGCGAATACCCCAGTGCAGACGCTTTAGCAGGTACGTAGGCACGCCATTGAATTTGAGTGCAATCCCAAGATCGCGCTGCATTTTATGATGTAGGCGTGCAAGCCTAGGGGGAAGATCAGAACCAACGTCCGTTACGTCAGCAGCAACATCTCCTGTGCTAGCTGTTGCGGTAACGCGGTAGTACGCCGTACGCACTAACGACAGGAAATTTAAATTTTCGCGAGTTTCACCCGCAGCAGCCGCGGGGACATCACGGTATTTGTCAAAAAAGTAATAAGACACCACGTGATCTCGAACAAGCTCAAATGGTCCCTCGGGACTTACAGCGCGTTCTATTTTGAATTCAATGCTGGCAGACGGCGGACTGCTTATATTCCACTGTATAAATACGCCGGTATCTAGCGGCGAACGGTAAATAGGCGTGGTGTCCGTGATATGAATTTTCATTTAGACGCCCGGACTTGAAGCTACCGAGTTTGCGCTAGGGTCAAGCGTAGATGTATCCATCGGCAAATCATTAAAACGAAATGCTTTATTGATTTTGTCTGCAGGCGCCATCGGATCACCTTCTATTTTGCGCAGTCCTATAAGACTTCCACCTGGAAATCCTAGATAATCACCAGGTGTTTGGTCATTGAAAGATCCGGGTGATTTGTCAATCAACGCAGATCCAATATCGAAGCCTACCTTCTTAGGTCCGCCATTCGCGGTCTTTAGGACTTTCTCCTTAAAGTCAGCGAAAGGCATAGCGCTCATTTTTCTAAAGAAGCGTGCATCCGAGTAGTGATCGAGGAAAGCTTGTTTAGCGGTCTCGGCATTTTTAAAGCCAAGCATACATTTCTCTTCGTCGATCTGTTTGAAGTCTGGAGGTTTATTCGTAGTGACTACGTAGACCATATCAGCGTCTTCGTCGGGACCTACAAAACAATCAACGTGATCACCGTCCAGGCCTTCTGTCTTGCGAATATACCCGTAAGGGTACTTCATCAACGTCTTGCCTTTGGTATCGTTGTGTTTATCGTACCATTCTCGGTAGTTTCCTTTATCGGTCTCGATAGAGATATCGAGGCCTTGGAAAGTAGTACGCCCGTCGAGTTTTTTAGCTGAGGTCTTTAGGTAGGAAGTTAGCCCTGTCAAAGCGGGGGCCATTAAATACGTAGATTGCGGCTTCATCAAAGTCTTGATGTATTGCGCTAACTCTTCGTCAGACGCGCCTGCTTGCTGCAGTACTTTGTAGCCTTTGTAATCCGCTACGCCTTCGCTTAACAAGGTAGGCGCAGCTAGGCCCAACGCGAGTACAAGAGACTTCAATGCACGTGCGGTACCTTTGCTACCCCTAAGGGGGCCTGCTACTAAACCGATAACCGGTGCGATAGTGTGAATACCGCGAGCTATTTGGCTTTGGGCAAGATAACCCAGGGTGCTCTCATCGAATTGCGCGTGTCCAATTTCGTGGGCGAGAATATGGATATTCGGATCAGTATCGGAGATACCGATGTGCATATTTTTGGCATCGCCCTGATAGTGTCCGTAGTAACCGCCGCCGGTCTCATTTGCATATGCAGACGAGTGTACAGGTACCGGGCTGAGCTTTTTCAGATCTTCGATTGTGACTGCGACTTTGCTCTGCCACGCGCCCGTGGGTATTTGCCGCGTCTCGTTCCAACCATCGATCTGACGCTGCTTTTCGTTCTGGTTAAACGCATTGCTTACTTGCGCTTTGGGATTGTCCAGCGTACGAAAATGCGCACGCCCCTCGTCACCGTTCGACGATGAAATACGCGAATACAACGCATCACCCATTTGCGGCTCAGTCGCAAACTTGTAACGCATCGGCATATTAACGTATTGCTTTAGGGTCATACGCGTGGAGCGGTGGTAGTCATGTCAGGCATTTTGGGTGCCATATTTACGGGATTAACGGGAGCACCGCCAGCGACGGTCGGTACTGTCGATATACGCGAACCAACAGCGCCCACAGCGTTAGGCTGTTGCGCATGCACATTTGTGCGCGAGTTTCTAAAAGCATTCTGCGCAACTGAGTGTTGCGGACTTAAACCCGTAGGAGGTTTAATAGTTGTAGCAGGCGTAGGTTGCATACCCATGGTGGTATTACCGCCGGGGCGACCTCCAAGGCGCGGCACACCGAAAGCATTACCTCCGGGTTTTGGCGCCGCAATACGCATTGCCGCAGCGGCTAGTTTCGGACCGTAAGGTTGGGTCGAGGCAGCTTCCGGTGCGTAGCTCTGATCGTATTGTTCATTTGCGGTGAACGCATTTTGCATTGCATCGCTTAAACGCTTATTACGGTCTGCTAGATGCTGGTTGGCATCAGATCCGCCGATATCATAAGTACCGACAGACGAGCCGTAGCCAAGCTCGGAGCCTGTTTTGGTATCTACAGGTTTTTTATTGTCGCTATCCGCAGGTTTTTTACCGTCGTTATCCGCAGGTTTCTCTCCGCGCGGTCCGAAAGAATAACCTAACTGTGGACCTGTTAAACCCAACCCCACGTGGAAGCGTGTGTTTTTCATGGGCCCTGGGGAGATTTGCAATGCGATTAAGTGCGGAAATCCAAAGTTTACAGCTAATCTGTTCTCACGGGACCACTCGTCATCTTGATTTATAGGGCGACTGTATCCTAGGCCGAAACTGCCGAGTTTAGTTGGAGAATGGACAGAACCGGTCTTTGGCGCCGAAGGCATACCAATACCAGATTCATTTCCGGTAACGGAAGGTTCGTCATCAATAGACTTCCAGAAATCTTGCTTCTTATTCTCTACACCAAGATCGGAGTTTCTAAACTGGCTTGGCGCATACGAAATAGGTCCGACGTCAGACGTCATTCCTATTTTCATGAGAGCGCGTAAACGGCCGTATTCATAGTAACGCATCGGTATCCTCAGGTGTGGTGGTAGCGGCTGACGTTTACGTAGCCAGAGCTCAGGTTACCGTACGCGCTCTCTAGATTGTTTTGGATTTTAACTTGTTGAACTAACTGCGACCATTCAGCGTCTAGAATCTGCGCAAATTGTATGTACAAGGGATATTTATCGTCAATCCCGATAGGCGCTACGTCGCCATCTTGATAAGTGGCTTGATTGCGCAATTGCAAAAAGGCCGAGCTTTTAATCAAATAAGCAGCCACGCCTAGAAGCAGCACGTACTGCATATGCGGCGGCCATGACTGTGCTAGCAGGTTGGTCTGCGGTGTAAACACGTTGTATCGAGAAGTCACCATCTCAATACCCTGATTTATGTCATCTTGAGTGTAGTCAACAGCATCCAGCAAGATATTATAATCAGGTCGATCGCGCATAAAGCGACGCACTTGATCTACCGTGAGTATTACCGGAGTACTTGGTGTTGCGACGATGGGCATACAACCTCACACGGTTATTTCGACAGTATCCGGTCCGTACTCGTTAGTCTTGTTGAGCACTACGGTGTAGGTCTCGCCAGGCTCAACAAATACCGGCGTAAGCCAGGTACCTGTTGCTGTTGTGATTGTAGTCCCTACCGCCTTAGACAAATTACGGAGATCGTAATCGAGTTTCTTATACACGCGAATCTCAGCACTAGCTACAGGAGTACCGCCGGTAGTTACGTACTGCAGGTTGTTGGTGCCGCCGGTATGTTCTGTAAGCGCGATATAGTAAAATGTAGGTACTTCTACGGGATCATTACCTGCCTTGAAAGGCGTAGGTGCTTCATCGATCGCGGTATTGCCGTATCTGTCAAGTACGCGGATACGGTAGTAACGATAGATAACTTCTTGATCGTCGTAATAGAAATAGCCCGCACTATTCCAGTGCGTGCCCGGAATTTGATGCAGAACCTGTGCTCGGGACGTATACGGGCCGTCACGTCCCGTATCGCTGTATAGTATTTCGTAGGCGATGATATTTGGAGAATTCGCCGGAAGCCATTTAATCTGTTGAGTGGCCATATAATGAAAAAGCGCGCAACATCCAAGATGTGCGCGCCCCTCCGTCCTAAAGGTTAAAGTGCGTTAGCGGCGTCGGCGCTTGACTTCGAAACCCTTACCGTCATCGGTGTCTTTCGAAGTATCTTCCACGGACACGGAGCTTGCATCGGTGGCAGGCACGGATTCAGGTACGGGATCTGGCGTAGTTTCGACAACGGCCGTGGCAGGTATTTCTACCACTGCGATAGTTTCTTCGACTTTAACCGGCTCGGCAATTTCTACAGTAGGTGCGGCAGGCACCATGACTGCACCGGCTGCATCTACTTCAATGAGTAGAAGCTGTGCTAGATACGTTTGAATGACATGATGATTAAAGACATCATCCTGCACACAACGCCTTTGCAAGGCACCTTTGAAAATCAAAGGCTGACCGCCGTAGTCCTTGAGTTGCGGAACCTCAAGAACACAAGCACGGTTCATTTGTAGCCAGTGGAGGGTCATTTAGACTCAGGGAATGTCGACGCGGCACATCGCGGCAGTATTGCCGATACCGATGCCGGGAGCCGCGTAGCTGTGGAAGAAGATCATATCCGCTTCCTGCTTGATGAACAAGGTCGCATCCTGCAAGAGGAAGAAGTTTCCGAGGAAATTCTCAGGCGCGAACATGTAAATCGAGTGCGTTCCGCCGCCCTGCGCGGTGAGAATGTCGGTCTTGATCGTAGTGACGACCGGAATTCCGTAAAGGCGCTCTTCCTTCTCAATACCATCACGGTAATGCGCCGAGGCAATATCATTGCCTACGTCAGTTGCCGGAAGGTCGAGTGCTTCGTAGTACGTGTTCTTGGTCATGAGCACCTTGCCGATAGGCAAGCGACGACTCACGAGGTTTTGAAAACCTCCCTTGAACGCACTGGAGTTGAAGCCTGTTGCGGCAACAACCTGCGATGGCGCAGCGGTGAGAATCGCATTTACCGTGCCCAGGAACTTGGTGTCTTCCTGATCCGCCATGTCCTTCACAGAGTTATCCGAAAGGATCTTTCGGATATCATTCTGATAGGTCATGAGCTCGAACTTGCTCTTGCGGAAGCGCGCCGACTCGGTCTTACCGAAGCGGACGGCATAACGCGGACCGCGGAAAAGCGTACGGACGCCGGTTCCGTAGAAGGGCACGAACGTCGCAACGGAGTCAGGCTCCTTCTCGACGATTTTCTTCGGCTGATCAGTATCCTCGTCACGGTCGATCTCGTCGTCCGCAAGGAGAATCGGCGGCAGAACTTCGCGCACGAACGCCTCTTGGCGCATCTTGGTGCGAAGGAAGGCAGAGCCTTCTTCTGTTGCCTCTTTAACACGGCCCTGTTCCAGCTTGCGAACGAAGTTCGAGTTAATGAACTGTGCCGAGACCTTTTCTGTCTCTGTACGATATGATGCGTTAGCCATTTATTTGCTCCGTGTCCGTACTTAGCGGCCGAGGTTAAAGCTTAGAGGTCCATTTCAACAACAATGGTACCGTCAGTTGCCACGTTGTTGGCCAAGACCGTACCGATTTGGTGCGTCGTTGCCGTTGCGCCGTGGTCGCTCAACAGGCCGTTGCTGTACGTGACTTTCCCGTTGATGGGGAAAGACTGCGCGGTATTAAGCTTGTCGGACTTAACCGTAAGCTTACCGCGGAGACAAACGACCTTCTCAACGAAGACCGTCGAGGTGTCCACGCCGTTACCTTCGAGCACGATGTACACAAGCGTGGGGTTGGCGGTGCCCAGCGCAACGCTGGCGGGGGACGTGGCGACGTTTACTTCGCCGCTCGTATTCATACTGACGATGTAGCCGGGAAGAAGCGTGACAGGCACGCCCATAACCTTGACCGGAGGAAGAGACTGGTCGATGCCAGCATCGCCGCCCGGTTCCCAACCGCGAAGAACGTCAAACTTATCATTGAGACTTGCCATTGGAATCTCTCCTCAGCCTTTAATCGTTGACAATCCAGTCAAGGAAACGTTTCTCTGAATGATCGGCCGCTTCCTTGATGGTGCGCGGGGCCGGGTCACTATCCAAGTCTGCCGACCGCCCAAGGGCAACAGGAGACTCGTTATTATTTTTGGCAACCTTGAGTAAATGATCAAGGGCATTCGCATCTAAGCCTGCTAATTTGTTTCGCAGGTCATCTGGGATGCTCTCACCGGTAGACGCTTCGTAGCGCTCGGCGAGCTTTGCAATGCGCGCATCGCGTTCAGCACGGACGTTCGCAGTCTTCTTGAGCTCAACCTCATCAATGTAGTCTGCAACCGCAAACAACATTTCGGCGAGCTTAGCGCTACTCAGCTTTTTCACTTTGACCCTCCAGTGAGGTGCTTAAGGGCAGTTGCCGCGTGGAGCATATTAGCGGCCTTTAGCATGCGAATTTGCTTAAAGCGCTTATCGTTGTCGCGAATATACGCTGCAATTTTTCGAATTTCGGAAGCAGTCTTGCCCGCAAAACTCGGCGGTGCTTTTGACTCGCCCTTTTCAGAGTCGGAGTCATCGTCATCATCGTCAGAGTCTTTATGCTTTTTAGGCTTGGGACCATCACCGTCGCCATCGGTATCGCCGCCCGCATCTCCATCATTATCTGGATCTTGCGGATTAATACCGGGAGGCATCGCACCCATTGACGGGTCGCCTTCCATGGGCGCAGCTTGCATAGACGGATCCATGCCGGGATCCCCACCCATCGGACCAGCTTGCATAGACGGGTCGCCACCCATCGGCGCAGCTTGCATGGACGGATCCATACCCGCACCGTCATCGCCACCATCATCTTGCTGAGCAAGAAGCTGTTGCAGCAATTCAGGGTTATTTTGGAGTTCTTCCAATAATTGCTGGACTTCTTGGTCTTGCATCAATGCTTCAAGATCGTCATCAGAGACGTCATCCTGATCTGGCATTTGCTGCAAGTCTTCGGCGAACTTACGCAATTCACGCGCTGCCGCAGAAGTTCTAACCTTCGTCGACTTCGCGGAAGCAGTCTTCGTCACGGACGCGGTTTTCACCGACGCCATGACTTGGTCTGCTAATTCGCCGATGTCTACGTAGCGGCTCATTTTGCAGTACGCGCCTGTTGGATAATGGCGCTAGCCGTCTGTTGTCCGATGTAATGCACGTCGGCGGCAATCTTGTGTACTGCCTTGAGCTGATCGTTGTAGCCCGCTTCGTATTCGGCAGCGGCTTTTTTCTCCATGTCTTGCACGGCCTGCGCGTACGCAGCTTGCGCGACTTTCTGGAGTTGGGCAGGATCTGCACCGACCGCAGCAACTTTGATTTCTCCGAGCGCTGCATCGTACTGCGCAAAGCGCTCCATAAATCCATCAGCCAAAGCCGCGCCCATATGCTGCGCTTGCTTGATGAGCTGAGATTCCTCGGCTTGCTGTGCTTCAGCAGCCATCTTCTCCAGCGACGCTTTCGGCGTGGGCGCCGCAGCTGCCGCAGTCTTTACCGAACGGGTCACCGCGCGGACCGTAGAGAGCATGCGCGCAGACGCGTCGGGCTCAGGCGTACTAGGCGCGGAGGCTGTCTTTTCCGTGATGCCGGCGTCAGCGGCAGACATACGGGATAAAATTCGCGCGAAAGCATTCTCTTCAGCCATTGGTTCCCTCACAGGGTTTCAGTGTGAATCTTAGTTGTGTATCTGAGCCAATACAAGCTTTATTCGGAGCGCCTTAATATCGAATCTCCGAGAGCCTGAGTTACCTTATCGAAATCTAGTGTAGGCCCTAGGTAGGGGCTCAGTTCATCCTGCACTTCAGCACTCTTTAGCTGCTGCATAAAGCGCGAAGTATACGCGGCGTCTAGTTTTGTAGGACGTTCATTAGCACGCTTTACTACGTATGCGAACGCGGTATTTACGGCAGCGCCCATCTTTTGTACCGGAGCCATCTCGGTCCATCCAGAAATAGTCTCACCTTGATCTGTTACAATTTTAGGGCCGGAGATAGGCGTGGGACCCGTAAGCTTTTTAGCTCCGAGTAAACCAAGACCCGCGCCGACAGCACCTGTGGCAAGGCGCATCGGTCGGGGTACGCGAGAACTATTACGCGCTGCGTATGCTGCACCGCCCAAGAGCGCACCGCTACCCAACAAAGCACCGCCCGTTACGGCCTTGTCCTTGAGCCCCTGGTTGATGAGCTGGTCATGCGTCTTTTGAACAGTACCGTAGTTTGTGCTGTACTGTCCGCCGGTATTTGGGTCCGTCCAAGATAATGTATCGGTCAACGGACGCTCAGCGTGGAACGTCGCATGTCCGGGCATCCGACGTTGCAGATAATCCGAAGTTGGAGAAGCGGTAAAGCCGAGTTTAGTGTACAAATCGGCATTGAATATCGGCGCGTCTAACCCAGCTTCTTTGACTACGGTGTCGTAGAAACGCGGGTAGCGCTGAAACATCTCGTATATAAGGCCGAGATGGTCATTTGCCGACTTCAATACTTTATCAGGGACACCTGTTTTTGTTTCAGGCGCCAGCTTGCTGATAAAATACTGCATGATCTCTTTAATACCCAACGGGAAGTCTAGCGGGTCTGCAGTCCCTGCAACTTCCGAGGGTTTGTAATTGATCATGATGCTTACAGACGCGGTGTCCGTAGGCTTATCGGAATCACGCTGCTTGGTCTTTATGTATTTCTCTACAAGCGACGCGTCATTTCTATCTAGGTTAGACACGGACAAAGCAGGCTCACCCTGCAGTATTTTCTCAATATCCGCAGCCTTACCGAGGTCCGCAGCTTTCTGCTGCAGATCAGTAACCAATTCGCCGAGCTCATAGCCGCCGAGCTTGAGTTCGTAAGGGTGCTCTTTAGCAACCTTTTTCATCATGTAGCCGGTGCGGTCAGCAGGACGGAGAACCCAAGAACTGTCAAAGAAATCTGGGCTAGGATTCAGAGCAGAATTCTGAATACCGCTATGCGGGTCGATTTTAGACATCGCGTACTTAAGGTGCTCACAATAACTCGCCCTAGTTTTAGCACGGTTACCGCAATTACTGCAAACGTCGTATTTGATTCGACAGCCCATGCTGGTGGCGGGATATTCACCGCTGGCAATCTTTTCTATAAGGTGCGGCGCTTTCGCATTGTCGAAATCCTGCAACACTTCTACGCGGTGCATGTGAGGGTTCCAGAAAGCTTTCTTAACTTTACCAATAGCTTTACTAGGATCACCGTTCACGTGATGTTCAAATACATGCGCTTTATCGTAAGACTGATAGTGCTTAGTAAGCACTTCATCCGGTTCAATCTTACCCTTGACAGGCTTAGATGGAAAACCGTCACCATTACGATTAGCGCCGTAGGTCTCGTTGTCGCCAAGACCAATCACAAGCACAATAGTTTTACCCGGCTCGGGAGCTACATTTTTTATGTAGTCGAGCGCGGGGCTGTGCGTGCTAGCAATTTTATGCAGTGACGTGGCTTCCTTTAATAATCGTCCATTACGACCCCATGAAGACACCAACTGTACTGTTGGTTCTCCGGTGGAGAAGTGGTCGTCTAGGAGGATTATCTTGGAAGACATCACGGACCCGTAGGTAGACGGCCCATGGCCGGCAACTCAGGAATAGTCTTAGGGCTAAACGTATTAGCCGCTTGATCGACACCGCTAAACATGCCGGGGCGCCCACGATTCATGGCACCGCCTAATTGTCGCCCTGCCATGTTCTGGTCGGGCATCTGCATTTGCTTGAGCAGGCCTAACAGAGCCTGAGTACGCGCAGGGTTAGGCTTTGCAGTACTAGGCATTGGCAAAATGCTCGCCTGCTTACGTGGAGCCATTGCACCTAAACCCTCTGCAATTTTCTTAAACTTGTAGTGGGTAGACAGCATTTGCTGTCCTAGCGTTTGACTCGCTGTCTTTACGTTTAGAGCAGGCATGCCGTACATGGCTGCAGTTGCCCGGTGTAGACCTGCGATTTTAACCTTGTCCATGACGTGGACAAGACGCCGATTAATCGGCAAATCCGCAGTGGCGAGCTTTTGCATTAATGTGTCGTAATTCATGGTCAACCCATTCCGCCAGCGCGTGCAGCTGACTGCTCTGCATCCGTAAGCGTCTTTATTGTGCCGTAGTCAGGAGTCGCGCCGTGTAGCGCTGATAGACGCAAGAAGCTACGCGCGACGCTCGGGTCTGAGGCTAGGTGTGGCGCAAATCGCTTCATTGTATTATATGAAGCCTGCATGATTGCAGGATCGGCTTTAGCAAGTATCGGATCTTCACCCAAAGATGAAAATACTTGGTCATGCATAGGGGACAAGCCCTTAAGAGCATTCGTACGGAATTTCTGCTCACCAGACAATTGACCCATCTGCTTGCGTTCAGCTTCGAGGCGATCGGACGTTTGGTCAACGCTATCTAGCGCTTTACCGACACCCCACGCACCCGCACCGAGAGCAGCACCACTCCCTACATTTTTAACAATGTCGGGCAACACACTTCCCCATTGACTTTTGGGCGCGTGCTCAGCTGCATCAGCTGCAGCGCCAAGCATACCTGCTTGTTTAAACAACGCGCGAGGAATTAGCTTGAATGCTGCACGCTTAGCAGGCGACGCTGCAATCTTTGCGACAGTCTCGTCAAATCGGCTCATGACAGCGCCTCCAGCTTGGCGATACCTGCAGCAATTGTTGCAACTTTTTCAGACTGCGCAACAGCGTCAGCCAGCAGTGAATATTCGAAAGCGCTGTCGTCAACAAAACCCGCAGTCTTTTGCAGAGTTTCGAAATTGTACGTCATAGCAGGCATGCGCATGCTGCGACGCAATTCGGTCAACAGCGGCGCTACACGTTCACCATGCAGCGCAGCAGCGTTCTTCTCGAACGTAGAAAAAGGTACGTCTTGGTAAATACGTGCAAAGCGACGCTTGAGCGTCTGAAGCGTATCGCCGTAAACCATTTCACTCGCCATCTTTTCGTGACGGAGATGGTCGAGGGTTTTACGCACAGTACGTCGATCTACTTCGCGATTAGGCGTAGCTGTCGGACGTTCTTCAAACGCTACTTTGGTCATCTCAGGGGTTTCGTCTTCTTCGCGAAGCGAACGATACTCTGAGAAATAAGCCACGTCGTCAGCAGGCGTTGCCACGGCAGCTTCTTTGATATTGTCGGCAAATACCTGATCTGCATCAGCGACATCGAATTCAACAATACGATCTGAAGCGGTCTTGTCTTTCGACTGGAATAGCTTATTGAACGTCGTATTGTTGGAGCTCTCGCAGAGCCTACGGACTTGCTCTTGCGACATATCCATAGACGACGCCAGCTTGCGAATGCTGTTGTTCAGCGGTATTTTCTGTTGGACTAGATCGTCAGAAATGGCTTCAGCCATTTTCTTGTAATCGTTTTCAGTAATATGTGCCATCAGTGCACCACCTTATCCGCGCCGAGGTCCTCGACAGTACGGTTACCGCGCGTTTCTTCAAACTTGATGTGAAGACTCTCGGCGTCCTCATCACGTAGGTTGTCGTTACCGAGGATAGCTCGGGCGCACTCCACTGAGATTTTAGCGTACTTCGCGGCTTCGCGGGCCAGCTTGCCTGTAATCAGTTGACCGCGATGCTCCATCGAGCGGAAGTACGCATCGGTCATGATCGTCTTGATGACGTCCTGCGCAGGAACTTCACCCTTATTACGACAGAATTGCCACTGCAAGGCGCCGAGACCTTGGTGGTACGCAATTCGGTAGTACGCTTTGTACGGGTGATCTTCAGGAATTTCCTGCATGAACACGATGAGCTCAAGCTCAGTACGAAATACCTGCGTGTCGAAGAAGATGTGCCTGTAGAAGCTCACTTCTTCGGGCGGCATCGATAGAGCTTCCGCTACTGAGAAGTCATTCTTAGAGGCTATTAAAAAAGACTCTAAAATACTGCGGATAGAATCCGTTCTGAATACCAGAATGGGATAATTAACTAGCG